GTCATGGTCGACGGTGAACTCAACAAGGACAAGATTCAGGAGCCCACCGGCAACTCGGGCGACGGCATCCGGTCCATCATCAACGACGACGACCTCTACAGCACCTCGTTCTACGTTCCGCTGGCGGACGACGCCTCCGGCACGGACTACAACGTGCTGCTCGACACCGCTGTCGAGGCCAAGGAGTTCTACCTCGGCTCCGGCAACGTCACCTCCTTCATGTCCTACCGCGTCGCGACCAAGTTGCTCACCATCCGTGACGACTTCGGTCACCGCGTCTACCGGAACCTCTCCGAGGTCGCCGGCGACATGGACGTGGCCCGCATCGTGCGGGTTCCCACCGAACTGATGCCGGCCGACGTGCTCTGCATCAACCTCGATCTGTCGGACTACAACTTCGGTACCGATCGCGGTGGCGAGATCACGCTGTTCGACGACTTCGACATCGACTTCAACCAGTTCATCTACCTGATGGAGACCTACCTGTCCGGGGCCCTCGTGGTTCCGTACGCCGCGCAGATCTTCCGTCGGGTGGACCCGACCACCAACTCGCTGGTCGAGCCGACGGCTCCGGCCAAGGCTGACAACGTGGTGACGGTGCCGACCCAGACCGGCGTGACCTACGTCCGGACTGACACCGGTGCCACCGTTGCGGGTGGTTCCACGATCACGCTGAGCGACTCACTGCGGACCGTCACGCTCGAGGCCAAGCCGGCTCCCGGCTACTACTTCGACACCGACGCCGACGTGAAGGACAACTTCACCTTCCGCTACGTTCCCTGATCTCTGATACGCCATGCAGAGATACTCGGGTAAGTTGGGCGTAGCCCAGCAAACCGAGGTAAAGCCGGGCGTTTGGGAAGAGACAATCACCGAGCACGATGTGATGGGTACGATCGTGCAGAGGAGTGAGCCGCTTGAATCTGGTGACAGTGTACTTCCACAGTACCGAACCACCACAAGCGTCTCACTCCTCGCTCGGGCAGTGGGCCAAGTGGACCACTCCATGTACCGGTACATGACGCACGCGGGAAAGCGCTGGGAGACGACTTCGATCGTCGATCAGTACCCAAGAATCGTTGTGTATTTCGGAGAGGAGTACCATGGCCCGCTCCCTGAGTGAACTGCATGAACTGATGGGGGAGATTGAAGACGTCGAGAAGGCGTACATTCAACCACCCTCGTCAGGCATGGTCTATCCGTGCATCGTCATCGAACGCGGGCTTCAAAGCACTGTGAAGCATGCGGACGACGTCAAATACGTGCTCTACAAGGGGTACACGATCACGGTTGTCGATCGTGATCCGACAAGTCTCATTCCCGATCGGGTAGAGGCACTACCTCACTGTACGTTCGACCGATTCTTCAAGGCGAACGGTCTCAATCACTTCGTTTTCCAGTTGTTCTTCTGATCGAAAGGAATCACCATGGCTGAACTCGTGTGGGATGAGTTGGACGAGCGCTTCTTCGAGCGTGGCGTCTCCAACGGAGTCCTTTACGTGCCCGCGGCCGGTGTCTACACGACCGGTGTCGTCTGGAACGGTCTCACCACCGTCACCAGTTCGCCGTCGGGCGCCGAGCCCAACAAGCAGTACGCGGACAACATCAACTACGTCACCCTCATGTCGGCGGAGGAGTTCTCGGGCACCATCGAGTGCTTCGCCTTCCCGCTGGAGTTCCTGCCGAGCCTCGGCATCACCAAGACGGCGAACGGGATGCAGGTTGCCCAGCAGGGTCGCCGGCCGTTCGGCTTCTCGTGGCAGACGAGGAAGGGCAATGCCCTCGACGAGAACCTCGGGTTCGTCGTCAACCTCGCCTACGGGCTGCAGGCCTCCCCCTCGGAGCAGGCAGACGCCACCAAGAACGACTCGCCGGAACTGAAGGGCTTCTCCTTCGCGTTCTCATCGACCCCGGTCAACGTGACCGGCTACGAACCCACCGGAATCATCCGGGTGGACTCAACGGACCCCGATGTGACTCCGGAGGGCCTCGAGGCTCTGCTGGACGTCCTCTACGGTCGAGGTGCTGGCGGCTCGGCTCGCCTTCCTCTGCCGGACGAGGTCGACACTCTCCTCGGCACCGTCGGACCCTGATCGGTCCACAACAGAGTAGGAGGAGAGAGTGCTTGAACTGAAAGTGCACGATGGAGATCGTGAAGTCGTGCTGAAGTTGGAGCACTCTCTTCTCTCTCTGTCAAAATGGGAGTCAAGAACCAAAACTCCCTTCCTGACAGAGCGGACGAAGCAACCGATTGAGATGGTGGATTACTTCCGGGACATGGTTGTGTCTCCGGAAGAGGATGCAGATCTTGTATACACCTTTACACCGGACCAGTTGGAAGTAGTGACCAACTACATCAATGAACCTCAGACCGCTTCGACTGTTCCCGAACAGAAGAAGGAGTACAACCCCGAGGTTGTCACCAGTGAATTGGTCTATCACTGGCTTGTCGCCATGCGAATTCCGTTCCATCCTGTTGAAACGTGGCATCTTAGCCGTGCAGTGATGCTGGTACAGATCCACGCCTACAAGATGAAGCCCGAGAAGAAGCAGAAGCGCTCAACTCTTGACACCATGACCGAATGGATCAGGCAGAACGAGACGAACAAGAAGATCCTCGGCATCAAGGACGGAAAGGAGGAGGCTTGATGATTACTTGGGACGATCCCAACACGCGTTACTACCATCATGGCCTTGACCATGGTGTTGTGTACATTCCCGGCATCGATCCGCTTCCTTGGAATGGGTTGACGGCATTCGACGAAGGAAACTCACCCGGTCAAACGAGCATTCTCTACCGCGACGGCATTGTGTATCTCTCCGATGTCGAGGCCGGAGACTTCTCGGGTCAGATGAAGGCGATCTACTACCCCGATCCGTTCGGTGCGTGCATCGGAATTCCCGAAGCCACCGATGGACTGTTTGTGGATAGCCAGAAGCCCAAGCCGTTCAATCTTTCCTATCGGACCTTGGTTGGAAGCGGCGCCAAGGGCGATCGATTCGGATACCAACTCCACTTGGTCTACAACTGCATGGCTTCCATCGGCTCAAGAGGTCGACAGACGATCAACAACGACAAGCAACCTGTCGAGATGACTTTCGACATCGTCTGTACTCCTGTGAAACTGCCGGGATACAGGCCTTCGGCGCATTACATCATCGACACCCGCGGAATGTCCCCGGCAAAGATCGCCGAGATCGAGACAATTCTCTATGGTGATGGCGTAACGCCCGGCATGCTTCCAGATCCTCTAGTTCTCTACGATCTGATGAACTTCGGTGACGCAATCGTGGTCACCTCACATGGCGATGGCACATTCGACGTCGAGGGGTCAAACGACAACGTGATTCTCGAACTCGACGACGAAACCATCACTCTCAAGAACATCAATGCCACGGCTCCAGCGGCCGATGGGTCGTACACAATCTCTGACGGCGGCACTACTACCGTCGTAGTCGGCTAGGAAGGAAAACCATGGCAACAGTCACAGCAATCACCAAGGCAAAGGCCGACGAAGTCCTCGGAATGTCGGTTGTTTCGGGATACGTCAACGCCTCCGGCCACCTGATTCTCGTCAGAGGGAATGGCGCGGAGATCGACGCCGGCGACTTCTCGGGAATCATGACGGGTCTCATCGACGCACAGGTCGACGCGGCGGTTGCGGCAGAAGTGCCAAACTACGTCGCGGGCACCACGGTCAACAAGGGCAATGTGTCGGGCGCCATCACTTTCACGGAGTTCAACAACGTGAATCTGGTCAACGCCATGATTCGAGTGACTGCTACGGGCAACCTGACGATCAACACGTCGGCTCTTCCGTCCTCACCCAAGCCCAACACTCAGTTTGCGATCAAGATCCAGCAGGACGCGACTGGTGGACGTACTCTCACTCTCACCGGCTTCAAGAAGTCGCAGGGCGTGCTCGCTCTGACTCCTGCCGCGAATGCCATTGACATCGTCGTGTTTCTCTACGACGGCGTCAACTGGTACGCCGGAATGATGGGCGTTGATTTCAAGTGATGAAGGCGATCATGCGGCTGGACAAGTCGCAAGTGAAGCCAGTCATCCTGTACGAATCTTCGAGCCCATCAACGGCATTCAATCGTCTCGTTCCGATCATGGCCGGCTACAAGAACTACGAAGTCATCATGGTGGGCGCCGCCGGAGGCTACAGCGGTGACTGCTCGGATGGGGGCTCGGTTCTGCGAACGTGGCGTGCCGGTGGTGGTGGAGGCGGACTCCTGAAACTGGCTGGCACATTGGCCAGTCTCGCCGATTCGACTCCGATTGGGGTTGGAGTAGCGGGTACTGACGGTGCTGATCACCTCCAAGAAGACGTGCAGGCCGGAAGTGGGACCGATGGTGGTGCTTCATTCTTCGGTGCGCATCAGGCGTACGGGGGTAAGGGTGCTATCGGCGGGAGATACCACGTCACAGTCACTCAGAACCTCAACATCAACGAAGAAGGCGGCGACGGTGGTGGAAACAGCGCCGGTCTTGGCGCAGGAGGCGTCGGTGGTATCTGCGCAGAGGAAGACTTCAGTATGCCCGGCGATACAAGGGCAGCGGTACTTCCTACTGACGGAACCTATGTCGTCGGTGGCGTGGCGCCAGTAGTTGGTGGTGGAGTCGGAGGTGGAGGCGGTACTGGTCGGGTCAAAGAGATCTCGACTGGTGCTGGCGACCCCAAGGGTGGATCCACGAGCCAAGTGGGTAGCGGATATTCCGTCGCAGGTCTTCCTCCGGGAAACAACGATGGTGCTCCGGGAGCGGGTGCGAAGATCGATACCTTCCTCGATTGGTATGGCCCATCGGGACTGACCAGCGGGAAGAAGTACGGCATGCGGAACTCCTCCGTTGCCGATCCCCTCAACATTCAACACGGTGTCGTAGCCATTCTTCTTACCTGAAAGGAGTGGCATGATCAGTTACTCCACGTCAGGCGGCGGTGAAACGCAGGCATGGCTTAAACGCATCATGAAACTCGATTTCAAGGGACTGGATGGATTGGCTGCACGTGGGGTTGACGCTCTGCGTGCAGCAACACCCAGAGAATCGGGAATGACCGCCGAAATGTGGCGGTATGAAATCGTGAGAGAAGATGGAGTGACGACCATCTGGTTTATCAACGACCATGTAGAAGGTGGTCACTTCAACGTTGCGGTCGGCCTACAGTACGGCCACGCAACAGGAACCGGAGGATGGGTCGATGGTTACGACTACATCAATCCGGCCCTAAGACCCGTATTTGACATGATCGCTGACGAGGTGTGGAAGGAGGTCCAGAGATGAGTGGAACCGAAAATCGCGTAGTCAACATGCAGTTCAACAACGGCACGTTCATGAAGAGCGCTGCCGACACCAGCAAGGCCCTCGCCGATCTGGACAAGGCCACATCTGCCGCAGGCAAGTCTTCGGGGCTCATGGATCTCGGAAACCAGATGGATCAGGTAGCCATCAAGGCTTCTGGAATGCAGGTCGCCACCGTAGCGGCCATTGGCACCATCGCGTCCAAGATC